TATTTAAATGAGAATCCAGAACAAATACGACAGTCTATTGAAAAAATGAAAATAAAAGATGAACCAGAACCAGAACCAATATTTTCTAAGACAATGCATAGGGGATTGAAGTATGGTAGATTGAAATATATGTTTTATTGTTTTTTATTAATGGTAGATGGGTTGATTGGTATTGTATCAATCGGTCAGACACAAAGTATTATAGCTCAAAAGTATTTGATGTCCGATTATGTTATAGGAGATTATAATGATAGACAAAACAGCCGTTAGTTTTAATTCAAGTCCGTTATATAGATTTATGATAACAGATGGAAAGTTTAAAGGTGTAGAGTTTTATTTTAAGAATGTAGAATTAGATTCAAAAGATGATTTACTTGGTTGTGATGTAGCATTTGAATATGAAATCATTGGTGGAAATTATAGAGATCATGGTTATGATGGAGAACAAGAATATTTAAATAGAGTTATTACAGATAAGAATAGAGATCAATTTAAAGTAGAGTTGGGCAAGATACTTAATAACTTATTGGTATTAAATGACCCAAGAGTTATTTTGCATAAAGGGAGAATGATTAATCAATGAGAATAGAGCAACTAATACTTGAGAACTTAATACACGATCCACAGTATGCAAGTTTAATTGGTGTGTTTTTAAAAGAAGAATACTTTAGAGCTCATCCAGAGAAAGTAATTTTTTCAGAAATACAGAGTCATATAAAAGAATATAATAAATCGCCAGGAGTTTCTGCTCTTGCAAATATTATTTCAGAAAGAGATGATTTAAACGAGAATTTGTTTAAAAGTTGTGTAGAAGTTTTGCAACGGTTGGGTAAAACAAAATCAGATGACCCAGAATGGCTTGTATATGAAACAGAAAAGTGGGCAAAAGATGCAGCTGTTTATAATGGTATTGTAGATTCGATTGCAATATTGGAAGGGAAGGATAAACAAAAACCAAAAGATGCTATACCAGATATGTTGACTGATGCATTAGCAGTATCTTTAGATACAAGTGTGGGTCATAATTATATTGAGGATTCGTCAGACAGGTGGGATTATTATCATAAAAGAGAACAGAGATTTCCATTTGGTATTGAGATGTTGGATAAGATTACAGGTGGGGGAATATCACCAAAAACTTTGACAGTATTTCTTGGTGGTACTGGTTCTGGTAAAACATTAGTTAAGACACATTTGGCATCTCAATATATCAAGCAAGGATTTGATGTTTTATATATTACAATGGAGATGGCACAAGAGAGAATAGCTGAGAGAGTTGATGCTAATTTGTTAGACATTGACTTAGATCAGATTCGACATTTACCAAGAGAATCATTCAATGCAAAGATTGAAAAGATGATGAACTCTACCAGAAATTTTGGTAGATTAGTTATCAAAGAGTATCCGACTTCAGGAGCCCATGTTGGAAATTTTCGTGGATTGTTGAGAGAGTTAAAGATCAAGAAACAATTTTCACCACAGATCATTATATTAGACTATTTAAATATATGTGCTTCCAACAGAGTTAAGTGGACAGCAAATATGAATACTTATGTTTATATTAAATCCATAGCAGAGGAGATTCGTGGATTTGCAGTCGAATCAAATGTTCCTGTTATCACAAGTTCTCAGTTAAATCGTGAAGGGTCTATGAGTTCAGATCCGGATATGTCAAATATATCCGAGTCATTTGGACTACCAGCAACAGCAGATTTAATGTTAGCTATTGTGGCAAATGAGGATAATGGGGGTCAATTAATGTTCAAACAGTTGAAGAATAGATATAGTGACCCCACAATTAATTCAAAATTTATGCTTGGTATGAACAAAAATCGTATGAGATTGGAAAGTATTACACAATCACAGCAACCAGTATTAGCAAATAGTGGGGCTGATACAAAAAAGTTCTCAGATTCACCACTTTTGAAGCAACATAAGGACATTAAAATGGCTACTGCTGATTGGAAAATATAGCTAAATGTTTAATTATTATAAATATTAGGTGGATTTTATATAAATAAAGCAGATATGAAAGAAAAGAAACTTATAGAATTATTCAAAGATTCGGCCGATAAACTGAAACGTAAAGAGAAACATAGTACGGCACTTCATTCAATGGGTGGTTATGGGGAATTGGATCATCAGAGAATATGTCCATTTCGTTCTATTCCATTTGAGGATTGTCCATTATGTAAGTTAGAGAGTTTAGATACCCTATGATTCGATTCGCACAGTTATTAAATGAAGATAAGAATACTCACTTAGAACATCTTGAAGATGAGATAATTAATAACGGATTAACTGGTGCAAAGACAGCAGTTAGATTTTTAAATTCGTTGAGAGATATGTTGAACGGAGTTGGTAAAGGTTCAACGAGTGTTACAGTTAAATGGGATGGAGCTCCAGCAGTTTTTGCTGGAACAAATCCAGAGAATGGGAAGTTTTTTGTTGCAACAAAATCGTTATTTAACAAGACCCCGAAAATAAATTATACGAATGCTGATATAGAAACCAATCATGGTTCAGAGGGTCCGACAGATAAACTTAGAGTTGCACTCAAACATCTTCCTAAACTTGGAATGAAAGGTATATTCCAAGGTGACATCATGTTTACTAAGGAGGATCTTGCAGAAGAAGAAGTTGATGGTGTTAAAAGTGTAGTCTTTACACCCAACACAATAACTTATGCAGTTCCGACTGATAGTGAACTAGCTAGTACAATTCGTAAAGCAAGTATAGGAGTTGTCTGGCATACATCATATAGTGGAAAAACTATTAAAGGTCTGAAGGCATCTTTTGGTGTAGACTCTAGTAAGTTTACAACAACTAAAAGTGTTTGGTCAGAAGATGCTGGTGTTAAGAATGTTAGTAGTGTTGCTGGTTTGTCAAAATCAGATACTAAAAGTCTTACTGCCAAAATAAATCAGATCAAAGGAGCTATAAAAAAGGCTGGAAAGTTTTTTGATGTTCTTAGTAAAAGAGAACACAAGACATTAAGTTTGGGTGGTCAACTGAAAATCTTTTTTAACTCTAAGATTCGTAAAGGTACTAAGTTGTCAGGTGTAGACAAGCTCGTTAAGGAGTTTGATAAATATTATATTGATCGTATGACAAAAGAGATTGCAAGTAAGAAATCAGACAAAGGTAAAGCAAAATACCAAAAGATGCTCAAAGATTCCAATAAGGAATTAAAGAGATATAAGAACGAAATATATTTTGCCTTTGCAACTTACTTAGCTATTCGTGATGCAAAGATGATTGTTGTGCAACAGTTGAATAAGATACAAGGTATTGGTACATTTCTGAAAACACCAAAGGGATTTAAAGTAACAGCACCAGAAGGTTTTGTTGCTATTAATGCAAAAACTGGAAAGGCTGTTAAGTTGGTTGATAGATTAGAATTTTCTCATGCCAACTTTACGATTGCAAAAAATTGGAGTTAAGGATTGAAATACTTTGAGAAGTTACCTTTAATATTTGATGAAACAAAATTGGTTACAGCTTTGCAAGATGTTGAAGAAATAGCACCATGGCCAAAAGAATCAGAACATAAAAAATATCATCAGATTTGTTTGACAAAGAGAGAAGGTGAAGAAGCACCAGATTGTTTTTATGAAGGTTCTGGTGGTGTTTATCGAACAATGGTTGATGGTCAAGAAGTTATTAGACAACAAGAACTTGATGAAAAAGATTATGGTACTTTTATACCAGAATTAAATCATACATATTTTAGAGAAGTTTATAATACTTTAAATGAATATGTTGGTCAAAAATATGATGGTCAGTTGGGTCGTGTTCGTTTAATAAAATCAAAACCAAGAACATCTTTATCTTGGCATAGAGATCCTGAATCAAGGATTCATGTTCCTATTATTACAAATATAGGAGCTAAAATGGTTATTGAAAATGAGGTAAAACATTTGCCTGTTGGTAGAGCTTGGTATACGAACACAGTTCATTATCATAGTCAGTTTAATGGTGGTGAAGAAGATCGTGTACATTTGGTAACATCTATAATACGAAAAGATAATTGGTGGACAATGGGGTGAATTATGACTATTGGAAAAAGTATAACATATGTTAGTAAAGAAGTTTTAATACAAGTTCGTGAAATTATTGATGGAATGATTGAAAATTATATAGAATATGAGTATGGTAATTGGGTAAAACCTGAAGAAAAAGATTATAAATATTCTAACGAATGGAATCAAATACAAAGAGGTAATGACTACTACTAAAATGAAATCGAGGTATTGTGCTAAGTGTGAAGCATTACATCAATGGCAATGTAATTGTCCAAATCATATGAAGTATAAAAATATTATGAATAGATTTAAAGAAATTAGTATGGAAAAGGTAAATCTTTCATTAGAAGCAGTTGGATTAAACGGAGAAGAAGATGAAAACATTTAAAAGTTATCTGAATGAAGCATTGGATAAAAAAGTAAAATTTGGTGGTGCTAGTTTTGCACTTAATGGTGATGGGGATGAGTATGAGTTGCAAGGTAAGTATAAAGGAGCCTTATATATTGATGTTGGTGATGGAGTAGTTACACTTAATATGAATATTGATAATGAGAAGTTAGAGAAATGGATTAGTGATATGCAACGAAAAACAGGTGAAAAGAAATGGCCTGAAGATGATGATGATGGAAAGTCTCAAGAAAAGTATTTTGATAAGCCTGTTATTCATGGAAAGATTTGGAAAGCTGCTACAAAGTATTTTAAGAAAAAAGGTTATAAAGTTGAACTAGGAGATTAAGATGAAAACATTTAAAGAAATGATGGAAGTAACAGGAGATAAGAAAGCTTACCAAGCATTTTTTGATAAGAAATTAAAAAAGTATGGTGTTAGTAGCCCATCTGAATTATCTGCTGCTGATAAGAAAAAGTTTTATGATGAAATTGATAAAGAGTGGGAAGGCGATAACGAAAGCGACTAGATGATAACTTTTAAAGATTTTCTTAATGAAGCAAAAGATAAGACAGCTGTCTTTGCTTTCGGTCGGATGAATCCTCCAACGACTGGCCATGGTAAACTCATTAAAAAAGTTATGAGTGTGGCTAAATCAGAGCGTGGAATGCCTATGGTGTTTCCTTCTAAGACAGAGGACAATAAAAAGAATCCTCTAACATATAGAACAAAGGTTAAAGTTCTTAGAGATGTGTTTGGAAGTATTATAAATACTTCAATGGATATAAAAACTCCATTTGATGTATTAGACTATTTAAATAAGAAAAAGTTTTCTAAAGTTGTATTCGTTGTTGGTAGTGATAGGGTAGTAGAATTTAAAAAGAATATGTCCAAGTATGTAAAGAGTGATTTAACTAACATCAAAGATTTTTCAGTAGCATCAGCTGGAGACCGTGATCCTGATGCAGAAGGTGTTAAAGGTATTTCTGGTTCTAAGATGCGAGAGTTTGTAAAGAAAGATAAATTTAAAAAATTTGCTAGTGGTTTGATGACCAAAAATGCTAAGCTAGCAAAACAAGTATTTAAAGAATTACAGAAAAGAATGAAGTAACGACTGTCGATATCTATTTTTTTTACGGGGATAGTTTTAAAATATCGACTACACACTAAACATAAAAAATCCCTATAATACAAAAAGGAGAGAAACAAATGTTCGATCAAGTTGTTGGTTGGGTGAAAAAATTAACAGAAGCTGGCGTATCATTACTCGCATTAGCTATTATCATGCAAGTAATTTTTGGCAAAGCAGTTCCTTTTATCGGTGGTGATGTTATTGGTAATATTACACATATCGTTGGAATGTTGGGTGCGCAGGGTTTAGTTGGTCTTGCATCTGTTGGTGTCATTTATGCTATTTTTAACAAGTAGTATAAATATTATTAACCACAATGAGGAGAAATTAAATGAATCCACATTTAAGTAAATTGATTTTTTTCTTTCTTGGTTGGGGTATAGCTGGTTGGTTATATCATTAATTTTTTAAAGAAATAAAGGAGTATTCACTATGGAAACTATGGTATTCGGTTGGATGGCTCAACAATCTTGGTGGGAAATTTTTACAACAGTTGTAGTTGCTGCTAATGCAGTTACAATGACTTTAAAAGATAATAAAGCTGTAAAAATTCCTTTCATCGGAAAACTTTGGCCAGTTCTTAATTGGTTATCTTTAAACATTGCCAATAACAAGAATAAATAATTGATGATATGAGGGGGAGAAATCCCCCTTATGTTATTTGAAAAGGAGAGAATTATGAAAGGTAAGATAGCTGCATATCATCAAAATGTAGGACAGATTTTAAGTGAAGGTAATGTATATAATTTTCATATTAATCAAGTTCAAGGTGGTATTAAAAATCATCAAGAGTTTGAGTTTGAACTTGATGAACATGGTAAAGTTAAAGTAATATATGGTAATGGTGCAGAAGGTCCTTCGGATCATGTTGCGGATGAAAATACAGAAGATACGGAAGAAAAAACATTTTTAACGGAGGAAGAATAAAATGGGTCTATGGGGAACAACACACGACGCAACCACAAATAAACCTAAGTTTTTGGTAGACAGCGAGGATTCAAATTATAACCGAGCAGATTGTTATGCAAATATGTCTGGTTGGGTAATGCAACCTGGTCATCCAAGCTCTGGGAATGATAATACAAGTGCAACTCCTGAAGTTTTAGTTGCTATTGGTGACCTTGCTGGTGCAACTGCAACAACTGGATTGAAACATCCAACAATGACCAACTATGCTATTATTACTAATGCTGCTCATGGTACTGCAAATAATATTGTATTTGAAGTTTCCTATGATGAAGCTGTGAAGTACGTTGCAGGTTCAGCTGGAACGGTACTTCTTACTGCAACAGCAGGATCAAATGTAACTGCTACAGTAACGCATATAAATGGTGTAGCATTGGCAAATAATTTAGAAGGAAATGTAGTGAGATTTACTGCAACAAGTGCTCAAGCAACTACTTATAATCTTGCAAATAATGTTACAATGGGAGACCCGGATTTAGTTGATGCAGTATCGGGAACTGCCTTAGAAACAGCTTCAAAGAAATTTACTGCTGCGACGAAAACTGCAATCGGCTATTCAGCTATTGTAATTGCTGCACCGTAATATTTTTTAAACAAATGTTAAGAATAGCTGGTGTAGTATTGCTATGCTTTTTATGGGTTAGTGGTGCGCAAGCAAAGGAACATATACACGAACCAGAAATTCCTGAAGTTAATGAAATCATTAATTGGATTCCTGAAGAAGTTCCTAGGACTGTATCATTTTATATAGATATAGATAATGATAACTTAGTTGATGTTATTGTTACCTATTCATTAATTGAAGCTTATGCTTGTAAAGATAATTGTGTTTATACAATAACAGATAATGGGGATCATTGGTTACTTCCGGGTGAGCATTATGTTTATTATGTAATTAAGAGATGGACATACTGGAAGTATGTTGATGATACGGAATGGCGTGGTGTGGATAAAACCAATGATTTTATATACAAGTTTTATGATGATTGGTATAGAGAGAGATATTTAAAATTACATCCTGAATAGAGGCTTTATGAATTTTAGTGAATTGACACAAGGTAATTATATGATGTTTGCATTGCTTCATTATGATAATCCACATTGTAAAGATATTAAAGAGTTTTTTGAAGATATAAAAAGACTCCATTATATTCGTAGATTATTTAAAAGATATAGTGAAGATAAAGTCTTAAAGGAAAGATTAATTATCAATCATCTTGTTACCTTTTATAATGTTTTTGACAATAAAGCTGCAACGCGCATACTATTTTATAAAGTAGAAAAAGAATTTCATCCAATATTAAAGACTTTTTTAGTGTATTTAAATAGATTATCTTTAGATCAATATACTGAAATAAGTCTGGATAACAATATTATAGATAAATTAAGAGGTATGTAATAGATGTCTGCACTTGTTGATACCTATATCACATATAGAATTATTACCACATTAGTAAAGCCTTGGAACAAACAAGATGCTTATGAATTTGGTATTATTGATGAAAAAGGTAAAGTATTAAGAAAAGCTAGAACATTAAAAACAAGTAAAGAAAAAGAATCTTATACTATGTTAATAAGATTTGTTTTTAATATGAAAAGGCTTATGGAAAAAATACCGGGTGGCAAATCTAAGATAGGTTCTTATGCTGTTGCCGCACTGGTATTTCTTCGCGAAGAAGCAGAGGATAATAGTGAATTAAAAAAATTACTCGGAGAAGATTATGCCAAAGAAAAATGAAGATGCTCCAGCTAATGCAACAGGAGCAGCTGTAGCAGGAACTGGTGATGATGCACAAGCTTGGAAGAAGAAAAAGAAAAAAAAGAAGAAGGCTATGTATGATGGGAAGAATATGGATTTGTTGCATAAATTAATAGATCAGGGTAAGTCTGCTGAAGAAATTGCAAAAGAAATGAAGTGGGATGTGGCTACTATACAAGCATTGATGGAAGAAGATAGTGTTGCAGCACCTATTCAACCAGATTCAACATTTGCTAGTATGCCAGTCTTTAAAGTAAATAATGCAGATTTTTCAAAGTGTAAATTTGGTAAAAGTAAATTTGCAAGATGGGCTAAACATATTGATGTAAATAGTGAATCTGGTAGACGGATTTATGCATATGCAAAAAAGAATCCTAATAAGTCTATTATTGTTCAACATGAAAAATCAGGTCATATGCTTTATCTCAGGAAGTATTCTAAAACAGATGGTGGTAAATCAGGAATCATGGTAAAAAAGGGGAAAAAATAAATGTTTTCATTAATCGGTAATATTTTATCAACGGGGTTAAAGATTTATGATAGAACTCAAAAGAATAAACCAAAAGCAAGCTTCAAAGAATTTCAAGAGCGAAAAAAGAAAATGGACAATGCTCTCGCAGATGGTGATGTGGACAATATTGATACTATGTTTGAATGGTTGTCAGACCGCTCAAGGTCAGGTTCGAGTGGTAGGTCAGAGCCAAATAAGTAAACTGCCTAACGG